CCAGATTGGTATATCTAATTGTTTTGCTAATCCTTTTGTGCTAGTATAAATATCATCGATTTCGTCCTTACGCTCCCTATTTTTACGTCTTGATGAAAGCAAGTCTACATAATCAATAATTACTAAATCTGGTTTCATCCCCATATTAGTACATTTTGAAATATGTGACTCAATTGTTGAAATTGTAGCTCTACCAGTTGGAAATTCTTTAATAATTAATTTTCCAGGTAATTGTGGTATTATTTCTTCAACTTTGTCTTTATAAAAACCTATTTTACTAACATCTACATCACAAAAGAAAGCATCATATCTTCTACCTACATAATCTTCACCTAATTCTAATGTATAATGAAGTACAGTTTGACCAGTTTTAACAGCATGTCCTCCTAATGCTACTAATGACCAAGATTTACCACCTCCTGGATTACCAAATATGAGACCAAAATCTCCATTTCCCAGTCCACCTTGTAATATTTCATTAATTTTATCCCAAGGGGTTGGTACAGTTTTTCTTGCGTTTTCTTTATAACGTTCTTCAATATCTTTAATATATTCATGTCCTACATTTTTATCTTGGCCTGCTTTTAAAGCATTATCAACTAACATTCTAATAGATTCAAAATCTCCCATTTTTAACATATCAACGGAAGTCATTAAAGCTTTTTTTAATTGTTGATTTTTACAAAAATTAGTAAATTCTTCTTTTACATACTCTAAATCTTCATCACTAGCAACAAATGCTTTCTTTAATTGTTCCTTAATAGATATTTGTAATACCTCATTATCAACTTTTTGTAATTCAATTTTTAAAGTTTCTAATTCAGGTGTTGTATGATATTTATCATAATATTTTAATATTTCCTGAATAGCCCATCTATGTGCGGGGTTTTCAAAATATTCTTCTGATATAATATCATGAATATTAACTAAAAATTCCTTATGTGATAATAAAGATGAAATACACTTTATCTGGAATTCGGGGCCGTATTGGTTTAGTGAATGTAATGTCATTAATTTTTATAACCTTTAAAATGTTCAAAATTGTTTTTAATCCATGTATCTAAATTTCTAATCATTCCACCTAATTTATCTTCATTATACAATTGAGTAAATAAATCAGCTCTTAGTTCTGGAATGTCTTCACTAATTAGTTCTTCGATATGTTGTTTTCCATTATCATCTATCATCGGAACGCTTAAATCCATAACTTTGTAATTAGTTTCAATTCGTTTTTGATCTTGAATTATGCGCGAATATACAACGTGTTCTTTAAATTTCCTAGCAGATATATCAAAAATATCATCTAAAGTTAAATCATGGGTTTTTAATTCAGGAAATTTTTTAAATATACCTTTAGCACCTAATCCTTTTATACCTTGAATATTATCTGAATTATCACCTAATAGTGTTTTATGTAATATAAAATTAGATGGTTTTAAACCAAATTTTGCTTCTACAGTTTCAGGAGTGTAATATTCTTTCTCCATTGGTCTATATACAATAATTTTATCAGTTACTAATTGTAAGAAATCCTTATCACTAGATACTATAAAACAAGTTGAATTATGTTTTTCTACTAGTTTTTCAGCTAACACGGCTATAATGTCATCAGCTTCGACTTTATCGAGTATGGTGGTTTTAACAGGTAATAGCTTTAAATATTGGATTATACGCACTATTTGGTCAATTTTTGAGTCATGTTCTTCCTCAATATTATCAAATGCTTCCCAATTTGTAATTCGTTGTAAATTTCTTGTTCCTTTGTACTCGGAGAGCAGGTTCTTACGATTTACTGTTGAACCTGCCCCATCGAATACTACATAAACAGATGTAGGTTGTGTTTGTCTAATCATTGCACCCAAAGAGCGAAAGAATCCACCTAACCCACCAATGTGAACTCCATCAGGATTTACCATATTCATCATGGCAAAATTTCTAAAAAATAGATTTAAACCATCTAGGATTAATACTTTATCATGTCTTTTTAATTGAGGCTCTTCCCCATGCTCTTGAACCTCGTCCAACAGCTTAAATAACTCTTTGTGCTTCATGTGTTTGTTTTATAAGTCTTGTGAGTCGTAAAGAACAGGTGTTACGTCTTCTTGGTCTTCTACAATTTTAAATGTTCCACCACCTAAAATTTTAGACCATTCGTCAGCATGGACTTTTTTATACTCATTTTTGTCCTTATCAGTGTCCTGAATAAAACCATGGTTTGTCATAACAATTTTACCTCTTGACTGCATACCATTAACGTGGTTTTTATCAATTTGTAAATTTGTTCTTTTACCCCATTCTACCTGCATACCACCTTTAATTGCTTTAATTTTAGATGTTCCAGCATTTGATATGTTTCCAAATGTAACTACAAATGTAGCATCATACCACATTGCCATTCCACCTTTGTTCATCATTTTTGGCTGACCCATAGGGGATTCAGCTTTTGCTGTCCAAACTTTATTAACTGCAATTAATGTATTAGTATATGGTGATGATTCTTTACGAGACATTACAATACTTTGGTTAACTGTATTACCAAATTGTGTTGACATTGCTCCTGCATTCCATTCATTGTTGTTTTTCAGTTTTTCAACTGACATTGCACAAGGAATAGAACCAATAGAATCCCAGAAAAATGTTAGATCATAAGGTAAATTACCTTTTTTCTGTTCATTCTGTAAATCCATTATAAATGCTGCTACGTCTTCAATAGTATGTAAAGTTTCTCTATCAACATAAATAAAGTTTCCTTCATAGTCAATAATATTACCTTCATCATCTTTAATAAGTTTAACTTTTAAACCCATTTGAGCTGCATGTTCCCAATTCCACTTCATCTCAGTAATAATAAATACAGGAAGTTGACCCATATTTTGTGCTGAAACTGCTGCTTCTAATAGTGCTGTAGTTTTACCTGTGTCAGAATGTCCTCTAAGTAATGAAATATGCCCCATTGGTATACCAGGTACTCCTGCTATTTTTTGGAATGCTGGGGATAGTGGTATCCATTGTTGTTCCTTAAATTTGACGTTTTTATCTAAACCTTTAGACGATTTAAATTTATTTAAATCAAATTTGCTCTTAATCTCGGCAGACACTGCTGCCGAGAGAGACTTTGATATTTTTTTCGCCATATTTAGAAGGGTAGATCATCAGCTTTACTTTCATTACTATCAAAGATAGAATCGAAAGCATCATCTTTACTTTTTTTAACTGCTGATGCTGAAGTATCTAAACTAAAATTAGATTTAGTTGATACTGGAGCTGTAGTAACTACTTCTTCTCCATCTTCTTCAGGTGCTAGCCATTTTTCTAAAGCAACCTTCATTTCATCAAATGTAAATCTTTTAAATTCATTTGTTGGGTCTGGTTGTTCGTTTGACCAAGTTTCAACTTGTTTAGCATCTTCACTTAATGGTGTTGATTTTAATCTTACTCTTACAGATGATTTATTATAAGGAGTACCAGTTGATTCTGGTCCTACTGTTTCAATTGTAAGATCTCTACCTGAAACGATATCAGTGTAATCTCCAATTTCATCATCTAAAGCTAATGCTAATAGTTCTTCATATACAATTTTTCCAAATTGCCATAATCTAACTCCTTTATCTTCTTCACCTCTAACAACTACAGGTACGAAGATTCGGTTTTTAGCATCTAATTTCTTAGCAAGAACATAATTTTCTTTAGTATATTCTTCTCTAAGTTTAGAAGCAAATAAAGCAATAGGATCTTTCTCACCAAAATTAAGTGGAGAAAGCATTACTTTGTTTGTAATACCATAATAGAACTTTAATTCTGTAAATGGGTTGCTTTCGTTAAATTTAGAAGGTACAATTCTAATTTGTTGTTTACCTACTGTAGGTCTCCAAAATATTAAACTGTAATCTTTCTTAGGTCCGGTCGTAGTTTTCTGTTGGAGACCATCCAACTTTTGTTTAATCGCATTTAAATCCATAATGTAACTTATTTTTATTTATAACTGTTAATGTAACCATAATATACGAAGCATAATTTGGGTAGCCAAACTATACTTCAATTATTTTATGTATTTTTGTATTTAGTTGATTTAACTCATTATGTTGAGTTAGGAGGAT